GGAGATGGTGATACTGGAGATGGTGATACTGGAGATGGTGATACTGGAGATGGTGATACTGGAGATGGTGATACTGGAGATGGTGATACTGGAGATGGTGATACTGGAGATGGAGGTGTCGGTGTCGGTGTCGGGGATGGTGTCGGTGTCGGTGTCGGGGATGGTGTCGGGGTAGGAGGTAGAGGAATGGGAGGAAATGGAGTTGGAGGAATAGGAGAACACAATCCTTCAACATATATGTAACTTGGAAGGTTAATACTGACTGGACTGATGCTAACTGTACTTGGAATTGTTGGTGAATTAATAAAGTTAACTATACTTGGAATAATCAATGGAGGTGTAATCTTAATTACTGAAGGAACGGTAATAGGTCCAAATCCAACTGGGTCTAGGCATGGAAAAACTATAGGAGGCAAAAGCAATTGGTTAGTTACAGTATTTGTGAAAACAGAAGGCAGATTAGGAAACTCTGGCAAAGTTGGAACAGCAACATTTAGGTCAATAATGGCCTGCTGCGCTAGAGGTTGGTTGAGGGCTTCTCTTTTTACTCCGCTCAAAACTGATTCGCAATTTGTTGCTGTAACTGTTACAACAGGGTCAACTGGTGAATTCGGCGCATATGTGTGTGTTCCACCAGTAACAGTAGTGGTTGATTGTTCATCTCCAAAATCTATGATAAAACTATCAAATGTTCCATTTACTTCAAGATTGAATGCAATAGTTGTTCCAACAGAAACATCTTCTGAAATGATGTAATAATTAAAATTAACTTCGGGACAGCCATAATCATCAATTATGGCTCCTTGATTTGCGAGATTGCGTATCCTCCAGTCAAGTGTTGTTTTATCTTCTGAAAGATTGATTCCAAAGAAGTTTTCAGCATTTACTATTGCCCGTGCTAATTGGTTGTGATGTTCTGCAAGAACAAAACCCCGGACATCAGTTCCAGACAAGTTGAATTGAGGAGACTTGCCACCAAGATTACGAATACAGTTTGTTAGTGATTGAATTTTACCGTTGGTATCTTTAGTAAAATAATTGTAGTAAATCAATTCTCCGCTGATAGTGACAAACCCGTTTTCAGCCCAAATTTCGTCTTTATCTAAATTTACTGGAACGATGTTTATAGTTGTTGCCCAAACTTCCAAGTCAGCTGATAAAACTGTTTCTGAGGTATTGTAAACCTTAAAAAGAGTACGATCTGTATCGTAATCTATTGGGTATACAACTTTAGGTGGAAACGGAACAGCCAATTTATTGCCTTCTCTTGCAAGTATTTATCATTAGAAAAACCCAAAATTCCATTGATTTCCAGATGGTCTTGCTGGTAATTTAGTAAATGTCAAATCCAAATCATTGAATTTTATGAACGAATTGTTTGAATAATCAAAACTTAGATAGGCTCTTCTGTCTCCGTCAGTAGATGCTAGCAAAGTATTATATTCAGAATCATAATTAAGTGCTGTTGTGTCTTGTAATGTTGTGAATTCTGCTGAATTAAGACCCGGACCACCAGTCTTCCAGACATTTGTAGTTGTGTCAAAAGAGGAAACCGCACCAGTATTATTGAAGAAGAATAGACCGCTATTTAGGTTTAAAAGCTGACCTTCGTGTTTAACTGGTCCAAGAATGTCGGGAAGTTTTTCAAAACCTGCAACTGAATAATTTGCATCTTCGTAAGATGAGAAGAATGATTTAATTTGAAAAAATGTACCAACTGCATTGTTTTTAAGGATATATCCTTTTCTATTTCTCCATGCGTATCTATAAGCACTAAAATTTCCATAAATTGCAACTCCACCGGAAAAATCAGCAGCGTTGCTCAACAGATCAGTAGCACCACCTATGAAATCACCAGATGATATAGTGCTTGTATCAAGAGTGTTTGTCAACAAATCATGAATTTGCCTTGATAAATTTGTCAAGGAGAATCCGGGGCTTTGTGCGGTTGGTAGATTTCCAAAAATGAATGTGACTTTATTTAAGAAATCAAACCCCACCCAGTTCCAAGGTCTTTGTATGTATGTCGGCCCTGCTAAAGGGAAGGCTGTATAGGTTTCCAAAAATCCATTGTAGTTAATCGCTTTAATTTTTTCGTCGGAGATAGTAGCGCCAGATCGTCCTGTGGCATAATGTAAAATAGCTGTTCCTTGAAGACCAGAAACGATTCCAGAGCGTGATGCAAAAGAAGTATTCCTTTTAAATTCTCTTAAAAGCTGCGTTGAATTTGTTTGAGATTCTAAAAATGTTGTTGTGATATCCAAAGTAGTAAAAGAATTTTGTTTTGTCTTAAATGTTTCAGATATAAGGCCAAATTCAGATGTCTGTATAACAGTAGTAGAGCTTCCAAAGAATGTAGAGAGCCATAGATTTTGTCTTTCGATAACATTAATATAATCTGGGAATGTAGTGATTCGATATGCTTTACTATCAGTATCGCACCTGACAACTACATCGTAGATACCACCAACAGTATAAAAAGCTGTCGTATTTTGATCATTTCCATGATTTGTGTCATCGGAAAGTAACCATGTATATTTATTGATCGGATCAATTGGATTTCCAGAACCATCTACTTCTTCCCCTGAGTAAGTTCTGCTAGTAGATGGATTTATTCCTGCTGGAATTCCAACAATGACACTAACACTTGTTGGCGTTTTAAAAACACCATTTACTACATCTTGATTTTCAACAGCAGAAAATTGGACTACACATTGATCTGGAGCTTCATATTTTGCATTGATCAATTCTGCAAATTCAACTGTATCTGTGCCATATTCATTAACAACTGTTAGAGTAACTGTATATGTTCCGGGCCTAGTATAGGTTTTTTCAATTGTGCCACCATCTAAGTCTTCAACGATAACATTTTCAACATATGATGGGACATCGGATGTGGCCTCATAATAAACAACATTAGATGATGTGTTATCTCCAAAATTCCAAAAATATTGAATTGTATTTCCGGGTATGTTTGCGCCTAGGCGAATTGATTGATTAGTAAATGTTACTGTGAGTGGGGCCAAGCCTACTCTTTTATCGACGCTAAACCATGCCTTTGGCTCAAAGGCTTTTGTGTAAAGGAAATTGGTTCTTTCTTCTAAATTTCCAGTATTGACTGTGCTGTAATTCCCTACTAATCCTTTTTTGCCAGAAAAGTTTTCTATGGCTATGACAGAATCTTTTATGTTATTGTGATGTTCTGCCATCACATTCATTACTACTGTAGTGACTCTGCTTGGCTTGTAGTGATCTAGCTCTGGGTTGATTATTGTTAGGTCGCTAAAAACCGTGTTTGTTCGTGATCCATAATAAAAAGACAAACCTCTGTATTGAGGGTCTGAGCATTGTTCTGTCAGGGTAATGATTCCGGTAGGCGGAAACAAAAGAGTCTTTTGAGTATCTAACTCAACAGTAATTGTTGTATCCCCCGGATTGTAATCTTTTATAAGCACAAGATACGCAGAGTCTTTTACAACATATAAATTTGTTTCTGTGTCAAGAGTGGTTGGAAAAGTTATTTCTGGAGCCATTATAACACCGTAATTCCTTGCGTACTGAATACTCTTAGAACTTGCTGGCCTTCCAGTCCAATCAAGATCGATGGATTGTATGTCCCGGCTTTTTGATAGCTGTGACTAACAACATGCTCATATGGATCAACAGCAAAATAATTGTTTCCGTCATCAAACTGCCAAAGCCTATTTGATATTTGTGCATTTGTTTGATCTATAAATGTAAAACTAGTAGCACTACCACCATGCTTATTTGCATAATCTTGAGAATAACCAATCGTTGGACTCACATAGAAGAACGGATCAGTATATTCGTTGGATACTTGAATATAACTTGTTTTAGTTGAAAAGCCTTGCCCACCAAGTTCTGTAATGATACGCAATTGAACTGTGTAGTTACCTTCTGCCAAATATGTATGAGATGGGTTTTTATCGTAAGAACTGCCACCATCACCAAAATCCCAGAAGAACCTTGTTGCGACAGACGATGTAAAATTATGGAAATTGACATTTAGTGGTGCTGGCCCTTTAAGAGGGTAGGCCCTGAAAAGAGCTTTGGGAGCCAAGTATTTTGCTTCCTGCTGTTTTAACAAACCATTTAGAGTAGTAGTATCGGTAGTATCTGAGGTGCCTAAATTTGCTTCTATTTGCAGAATCGCATCTTTTAGAGAATTGTGATGTTCAGCCATCACGCCAGCTTCTACTTTAGCTCCAACAGGCCATGAACTCTGTCTTGTCGCACAAAAACCTCGTATGAAGTTCTGAAATGTATTATTAGTTTTTGTGGAATAATACATCATTTCACTTGTCAGGCCCTCATAGTTGGGCAGACTTACACGAATGATGCCTTGAGCCGGAAAATTAGTTGTGTCCTCCACAACCATGATCTTGCCATTAAAACCAAAATTTTGTGTCAGAACAGTCGAGGCTAAATTTTTAGCTTCATATAGATTGTCATAACTATCTATCGCTTGTGGATAAAGAGATAGGTCTCCGGGTAAGTAGCCAATGTCGTAGGATGTTAATTTACTAGCCATAAGTTTAGTTATTTCAATTTAGTAATTTTTTTGCCCCTGCCATAGCATTTCCAAGCTTAATTTTAACATTGGAATCATCAGGCATTGCAAGGACGGACTTGATAAGCTCAACGCTAGGTGGAACTCCACACATAGAACTCAAATTTATCTCTTCCATTAATCTTGAATTCCAATACTCAAGTTGATTTTTTTCGTCATCAATATCTATGGCTTTATTATCTGGATTATACTTATTAAAAACCTCAATTATTTTTTTACATTCAGCTAAAATAGCTTCTTTTCTTTCAAATACTTTTGCAAGGGAATTTTCAAGGTTTTTTAATCTTCTCTCATGTTTTCGTATTAATATTTCTTTTTTTTTGGATTCAATTTTTTCTAAAGCAATATTTTTACGAAATGTTGTCTTATTTTTAAGGTATTCTAGTTTTAAATTCGCCAATTCAATGTTGTCTTTTGTTTCTTCTATTTCTAAATTAGCAGCTGATAAATTTTCTTTTCTAGAATTCAATTCACGAATGCATTGCCACAATTTTCCATTTGTGGTGGATTCCTTGCCAAGCATAAAATGTTCTATTTGAAAATTAGTATGTTTAGGAAGAACCTTGTGTTTTTCTGTTAAAGCATTAAGCTGTTCTTCTACCTTGTTATCATTAGACATTAAAACCTCATATATTGCAAGCGCCAACAATCGCTTTAAATTTCACACCGTTTTGTAAAGCACGATCAGCCCATAATATTTTAGTATCTTGCAAATTATTTCCAGACCCAAATTCACCAACCTTAGCATAAAAAGATTTATTAATTAAAATACCATTCATTGACCCTCGAATGAAATCATAAATCCTGTTTACTACAGGAAATAAAACATCATTTTCATTTTCTATATAATGTGATAATTTGTGATCAATTTTCTTTTTAATAACCGATCCAGCAAAAACTATAAAAGCCCAATCTGATTGAACATTTTTTATTGCAACATCTATTAATGATGTAACACAGTTTTTACCTTTATATATTTTAGTGTCTATGGGTTCTGGTTCTCTGTTTTCTGGAATTACTCCTAAGACTTTATAGTCTTTTGTTAGAAAACAAGCGCTCTTTTGTGTTTTTCGTATTTTAGAAAAATCACCATCAATACAAATAATACAAATTTCCATATCAATTGATTTGGAAACATAAAGCATTGGTGTGCTCACATAAAATTAAAGAGGAACTTCAAAATCAATAACGATAATATCATTTGCGGTGATTGGATTCAACAAAGAAAATCCATCAGACCCAACATTTTCTGTGAATTGGTTTAATGTCCAAGATGTCAATGGGTCGGCAGAGGGAATATAGTATGCCGGGGTTGGGTCTGAAGGGAGCCGTACACCGTTTACATAAACTTTTAAAGAACCAGATGTGTACACAAGTGCTGTTGGTGATGCTGTATAATAATTTTGATAATCAGGTGTAAGCGATACGCTAGCAGGAACTATGTTGTCATAATGTTGATGTGCATTTGCCAAACTTGAAACAACATCAGCACGAACTGCTTGCCCACCATTTGATGTCCAAGTAATTGTGGTTGAGTCCTCAAAACTTATTGTGCCATTATTAAAACTTAATGGAGATGGCGATGCATTAGGAAAATCTATGCTTACACTTGTAGCACTATCAGCTATTAGAGCTAGTTTTTCACGCTCTGCTTCCAACATCCTTACGAATGGAACTGGATTTGTGACTAAAGGATAATCCGCTTGGTAAGCTGAAAGTTCTCCGGGATCGACTGTAAAACTACCATCGGCATGGGCACCAATATTATGCAAAGAGTTGTCCACAGCAGCAGTTTTAAGATCACCATTTAGTTCTAAAGATTGGTCTAATCTGCCTGCTAAACTTCCAGCCGTGCCATATGTGGCAGCTATTGCTGCTGTGTTGGCATCAACAGCAGTATTTATTAAATCTTCTCTAGCAACAATCGCATCAATTGGCAGATTGTCATACACATAGTGGTATGGCTGGCTAGGTTGATATCTCGGCACACTAATATTGTTTATATCTGGCATAATATATTTATTTCCTAATATTAAAATTTAGATCATACAAAACTAAGACTCCAGTTCCATGTAATCTGCATGCTGCTGTTTTTGGTTATTGGGGGAAATGTAACCATGCTGTAATAATCTGAGTTATTCAATACAAGTGCCATTTCACTTAAACTATATCCATTTCCATCATCGTAAGTTAAAACTGATGTGAAAATAGCTTGCGTTGAATTATCAGGGTTTGCTGTTGAAACTACAGGCTTTGTAGCCCTGACTGTTCCAAACAAGCCAGTCCTGTTTGTGGTAACAAGCTTCGGCGTTCCAGTCCCATCAACACCACCATCACCAAAGACCATTCTATTTATAAATAAATTAGGATACTCTCCGGTGTTGTTAATGAGTGTATTGACAAGGGCATTTCTGCCTAAAATAAGCACCGTATTAGGGCAGCTTATTTTCAATGTCTTACCGTTGTTGTACTCGATTATGCCATCAATGGAACCCATGGCTTTGATATTATCTGAGCAATTCATTATATCTCTCCTGTTTCAATACGACCGTCTGCATATTCTATTTTTATATTTATGAATTCCTGTGGCGTTATGTTATCTTTTACTGCTGGTTCTTCTTGTTTCATGGCAAGTCTTGATTTCCTTTCCATCATGCTAAAGGAGTAATCTACAGCATAATCATAAATTTCTTGTCCCAAACGACTCACATCGTAAAGTTGTTCTCCAAATAATTGTATGGATTCTTTTGAATATCTAAAAATTTGAAAAGTTGTCGGAGTTCCTGCTGCTACTCCATAATCAATCAAAGCCCCATCCAGAACCCAATAATTATCAGGACCAATTGTCATAACTTCAGTAATTGCATATAGTTTCGGAACAGCAACAAAATATTGTGCAACCAAGTAATTCCAAATGAAATTGTTGTTATCAACTACAGCACTAGCAGGATTATCAAAAACCGGCCACCCCGGCAAAGCTCTGATCATCATGCCCCTGTAGCCAAAATTGCCAGTTTTTCCATCCACAAGGCGTTTTAAAATCTTGCCAGCGACCGTTCCAGTTCCACCGTTCCAATCATACACCAAGAATGATTGATTATCACCATCAACATAACTGTAAAACTTGAATTGATCAGATGATGAGTCTAGATAAAAATAGCCATTTCCATCTATTAGGCTATTAACATTGTTATAGTTAAGGCTTGGATCAAGAGTAATTTTTCCATATATTTCAACAACATAATCTCCATAGTTGGATGTTAATTCAGTAGCTGTTGGACTTATCAAAGACCAAGTTACTCCTGTAGCCGAGGTGTTGCTTAATGTTCCATTATTGTCGATGATTAAAACATCATCATGCATATCTAAAATGTCGTATGTTCCTGTAGGCAAAGTAACTTGCCAAGCCTGAGCAGCATATCCATTATTAACATCCCAAACTGTCTTAATTGCATAATCACTTAATGTAACTGTAGTATCACTCAATTTGTACATATTTGATTGAGTAGCTGTAAAGTTTGAATCAGCTAAATTAATGTTTGACAATCTGAATGTGAAAGTAGATTTATTTAAACTTGGACTCTCATTGACTGGTATGGTTTGTGAAACATCTATATAGCTTGAATTCGGACTCTGGACATGATATTCCCCTGAATTCGGAGAGGGGGACAAGACTTCCAGCAATGTCTCGGTATCAATATTTCTAACTCCCAAGGTTTGGAAGTTAACATCAGAGCAAAAAAGTGTAATAGCTTGATTGAATGCTTGTGTTCCTTCAATTATATTCCAAGTCCATTGTGTTGTCAGTTCATTCCTGTAAACTGCATTTTGATTCAATCCTAAGTACATGGCTCTATTAAAAACATATTGAGCCATACCAGCTATGCAATACTCTTCCTGATTGTATTGCACCAAAGCTTCATATTGTTCTATTGGAGGCAAAATAATGTCTTCAAATTTACCAGTAAAATTTAAAGTATGCAGTATTGAGTGCATTGGAGTAAATTCATTTGTAATACTTTGACACTCTGTAATTCTGTCATCTGATAAATTACTAATTTCTACATCCAAAGAAAATTTAGCACTTATACCATTGCTGCAAGGTTCAATGAAATTCTTGTCGATATCACAAGGTCTTTGAGAATCTCTCAATGAGCCGTTATATTCATCCATGTTGTAAACATTTTCTGAATATGGGAATTTTGTTCTTACTTTTCCAAAATACAGATAATCAACAAAAGGATTTTTTTGCGTTACAACTGTGCTAAAATCTGAATTGTCTTCTGATATTACCTTTGTATTCCAGTCTTTGGGTGGATATTTAAAGTTTCTATCATCTCTTAAATCAGCTAAAGGTAAATCTTTTATAATATTATATTTTGTTAAATCACCACCTGTAGGCAAATAAAGAAGATAAGTAATTTTGATTACTTCTCCAACTTCAATAGAATAATTGTATTCTAATTCTGCACCAGTCCATTCCATGGTGCTTACACCACCGCTGGTAGATATTGTTATGTTAGATAAACTTTCTGTCTGATAACTTGTGTCAACGGTATCAAATGGATTTCTTTTTTCTAAACTGAAGAAAGGAGTATATGTTGGATTGGTTGGGTCCAAAGAAACATTTGATAAGATAAAACTGTAGCTTCCGGTAAACTCAAATGTCTCTGTAAAGACGGCACTTGTTCTACATTGCCATAGCTGCGAGTAATTTAGAAGACCTATGCCTGCATTGGAAAGAGCTTCTCTCAAGCCCTCTAATGTTCCTTTTTTCTTGCATAATGGGATAGCTGTTTTTATTTGTCTACGCCATAAAGTTACATCAGATGATCTGAGAGGCATTCCGAAGAAACTAGCCAAATGACCTAATATTGGTTCCTGAGTTGCATTTGCATCTGTAATGTCAACAAGTTGTATTCCAAGATTATCTAATACGGTAAATCCGTCCCCAATAGAATAGTTCAATCGATCAAGCGTAGGAACAGTCAAGTCATTATTTGCATATGACATCTTATACATTTCTGGAAGATATGAATCTAGAATATTTTTGTACTTACTTGGATCAATAACATGTGCAGGACTGGTTACTTCGTTTGATATATTACTGTTAACATAAAAATGCAAGTAGTTAGAAAATCTATCTCCAGCAAGGTTTGGAGCCCAAGTCCAACAAAGATAAAAATCGCCTTCTCTAATTGTTCCGTTTGGGGACCAGACAAATTTAAAGTGCCCATTTTGTATTGAACCTGATTCTCCAGTAATTTTGGAAATAATTGAATCTGTGTTTGGGCCAGCTGCTGTCCATATTGGTGATGTAGCATTCCCTACATTAAAAATCACATTTGCTTGGGTATACCAAGTGCTGTTAAAAATACTTGTTGATTCAAACTGTTTTTTTAATTTAAATGCATTTGCTATGTTTGTTTCAGTAGGATAGTCACAAGCAAGTTGTTGTGCATCCAGATACTCTTTTTGTTTTACTACATCAAACTGATCAACCAAATTCAATGTGTTTTTAACACCATTTAGATTTCTTTCTACAAAGTAGACTTTTATGTTTTCTACGGCATATGGATCAGCAAAGAAGCACCCATCTGCATCAGGCGTATAAAAATCAAATTCAATCTGGTCAGTTACCTTCGGATTGTTGTAATATAAAATTGCCATTACTCCTCGTTACTCATACTGGAAATCTATCTGGATGCTGTCCGGTCTTATTATTTCGTAAAACTTGGTTGTTACTTGTGAACCGCTATTATTCGGATCAGAAGTTGTTAGATTTACCTCATATCTGTAAGGCTCAGGGATAGTAGACAAAGCCTTTATAATATCAGTATTTCTTAAAATTTGGCCGTAATCCCAGTTATTTAAATTGAAAAATACTGTGAGATTTCTTTCTATTTTAGCCTTGATATTTTCTTCGAATGTCCTGTAGTACTTGTCTAAAACAACATCTATGGAAACGCTCGTAAGGACTACAACTCCGTCTTTAATGCAGATAAAATCTGTGAGCATTTTCTTTGTGTTAATAAAGTCTGTAAGCTCCGCTTTGAATTGAGATGAAGCCAAGGTCAGACCATTGTCTCCTTCCTTGACTAAAACATATATGTCCACAATATTAGCAGCGCATCCATTATGCCTTAAAGCAGCCGTAGATTTGCCCATGATTCCGTTATAGGGAGTAACAAAATTATCGCACAAGGTTTTGTAGTCAGCCCCAGTTACAGCCCTGTCCTGAGTTCTATTGTAATTAGGAAGTTTTCTTCTAATATCTTCTACTGTATCACCATTGTATCCAAATTCACCACGGGTATAGTTGCTTAGGTTTACCAGTACACTAAAATCTTGTCCTTCAATTGGTATTAGGGTTTCAACATTAGCAAAATTAGTTACTATGTTGCCATTTATTCCACCTCCAACACGATATGTTACTGTGATTACAGCACCAGCTGGAGGTATAAGCCCTGCACGATTATTGCCGAAAATAATAAACACGCTGTAGTCAGATGTATATTCTATACGGTATTCTCGTCTTGGCTGGGAATCCGTAAAGAATGGCACTTGTTCCCATCTTTGGCCGTCAACATTAACCCTAATTGAATCCATTAAAACAGGTCTGAAATTGAGAAGACTGTTTTGATTAATCTCTCCTGTTCCAACAAATGTATCTGTAAATGTCTGGCCTTCAACTCCAACTATGTTTGAATTAGTGATAGCTCCAGCAGGTATAACAATATCTTGATCTAAAATTGGTCTATTGAAAACATCTGCTGGGAAAAGCTCAAAATTTATGCCAGCACCGTTATTGACTAGGGTTACATCGAAAGGTGTTGGAATTACCAAGTCAATGTTTTGAGGAGCATTGATTCTTGCTGTCCACATACATTTGCTGGCAATCGGTGGCATGGGCTGGTAGCCAACTAGTTTGGCAAGCCTAAATGCGTTTTCGATTTCCGTTACTGTATCAATAAAAACTTCATTGGCTATTTGATCGATTTTAAAAGATAAAGTGTCGGCTATAAAAGACCAGTTTTCTATAAGCATCAATGCAAGACTTGATTCAACAAAGTCGTTGAACTCATTTCCAAATCTTTCTTTGATAAAACTAATAAGTCTGGCCTTCATGGACCAAAAATCTTGATTGGTATAATTAAGATTTACGGGCGTAGGGCGATTTTGTATATTCGTAGACTTATACGGTAGAATTTCAAAAGGACATGTATCTGCCATCTTATGCCTCGCCTATTGGTACTTGCAATGTTAAATCTTCAACTACATCAATATTATTAAAGGTGCTAAACTTTATTTTTATGTACAAAAAACTCTCAAGGTTTTGTTTTGGGTCTCCAGAAGGAAGATTTGCGTTAACTGCGCTGTTTTCAACATCGATAGATTCAACAACAATTCTTGGTTCCCATTGGTTTATAGCTTGTATGATTACAGACTTGGCGTTGTCAGCAAGCATTGATGTATTTGGTTCAAACACAAGCCTTCTTAATGGTGTGCCATAGGTTGGCAACATCACTCTGTCACCGGGGTTTGTTAAAAGCAGCTGAATTAAATCCCCTTTGATTCCTCTTAGCCCTGTGGCGGGAGCCAAAAGACCAAGGGGGTTTTTAACGATTGGAAATGGTGCTGCTAATAAATCCATAACTCCTCTTAATTTTTCACATTAACATATGGTTTCATGTTATATATGGATACAGTCGGAGCTTGTGGAGAACAACTTGCAAATATTCTGTCACTTATTTTCAATATTCCACCACCGTTTCTACCGGGAACAAACACTACTACAGGAAAACACCCCGGCCCCTTGCCTTGTGGCTTGCCATTTTTGTCAGGTGGCAAGTCATAATCTCGTCCAGATAATAATATGATGTCTCTTTCTGCATTATAAATAACTCTATTGGCTCCTGTGTATGTATAGTCTTTTATATTTTCATATTTTTTATCTGATACAAAAGTAATTTTGCTAGCTGGATTATCGACAAATTTTCCATCTTTTTGTTCATAGCCAACAAATTCAACGGAGTTATCACAGCTTGACTGAATCAGATTTCCACCAGCCCTTAAATAAACTGTACCCGGACCAGTTGGTTGTTCGGAAAATAACAGGAAATGTGGTCCACGCTTCTTATTGTCTCTCTGAGGAGAAATCAACCGCATGTATTGAAATTGGGTTTTTTCCTGTGAACCATTATCAACCAAATCCAATGTCATACCGTATCCTGTACGAACAACAATATAACCAAAACTAGCACGATTTAATGGTGCAGCACCTTCTTTTCGGCATGGAATTGGTCTTTTATTTCCTTTATCTGACATTTTAATGATATTGTTGCTGGTGCTTCTTATTAAAATACCTTGATTTTCCGTAGCTGGCGATGGGCAGTTCGGACCTTCTGAATCATCACATAAAAATATTTCGTTTCCTAAAGCAGACTTTAATCTAATGCCATTATTGGGACCACGAGTCTGTTTAGTGTCTCCACCTTTTTCAAGGTCGTTAAGTTCTATTGTATGACCAGTAGCAGATTTGAAGTATATCCTGCCCATATACATGTCTGTGCAACCAAAATCGAATGGCTTCAAGCTTCTGTTCCATTCCATATTGCCTTGCGGGTCTTTTACAGAATCGTCCATAACAAGTGTATGACCTGAAATTGATAATATCTGAACACCAGATTGTGGCAAATCGCATCTGTTGTTCTGAGGTGTTTGTGGCCCTTTGTATGGACGGCACTCATTGGCATTCTTGAAAAAAGGATTTGATCCAACTTGTTTGCTCTTACCCTGATAATCAGGAGCACCACCGATTATTGATCCATTGCATGTAGGATTTTCTGATTTTTTAGTTTGAAAATTTAAAATATCAACTTCATCTGGGATAATATCTGCATTGGCATAATTTGAGAATAATGTGACATCTTCTGCGCTTCTTGGTGCTGGGTTGGGAACTCCTTCAACACAACTAGTGTCTCCAGAACGAACACCACAATCTGGATGAGCCCATTGGCCAGCGTAGTGAAGATGATCATCCTTGAATATCATCCAATTGCCGTTCCCTGACATGATTTCCAATCTTTTCCATTTGCGATTACATTTGGCATCTCCATCTACCATCTTGACCATATGTTTTTCTGGCGTTTTGAAGCCATAAATATTTGGATAAGTCAATCTTTTAGCTGCGTTTGGACTGCTTTCTAAATCTTGAATACTGGTAATATCAAATCCGTTATAGCTTTCAGTATTCCATGGAGGGAGAACTTGTGATCCATCATTTGGTCCACACAGGTATCCGTTTCTTTTACCTTCATAAATTTCTTGATATTCAGGTATGGGTATAGGAAACTTATGTTGGCCATCTGGTCCTCTATCTCTAGACCATGTGGTTCCGAGATAATATCCTACTGACCTATTGCCAGCTTCAAATAGAAGCATAACTGTGCTTCCAGCTGGTGGAACCCACGATGATCCACTATCATCAAACCCGCCCAAAGTAGAAATAGGATAGGCAAAAGGTAATGATTTATATGGAGAATTTGGATCATGTAATTGAGGAGAAAAGTATCTAATTCTATTTTGTTTATAAA